AAGGAAGCTACCTGTTGAACCATCACCATTAATGGCTAGATCTTCAATGTCATTTGCGAATGCATTTGTCATCAAACGAACTAGATGGTCTTCAAGAGCACCTCCTTCAATATTGTCTTCTAGAGACTCAGTTGAAACTTCCCAATCAAGACGAATCTTCTTGGTTGTAAGTTCTACCTTTGTAAATGTTGCGCCTGCATTTGTGTAAGTTGCATCAGCTTGTGCTGCTGCACGGATTACACGCTCACCAACGTTAACCTTTTCGATTTCCATGGTGTTTGCTCGCATTGTAACTCTACGACCATCTTTGGCGAGAACTGTTGCATCCCACACGTAGTCGATGAAGCGGCGAGCTTGCTCTGGTGCTAGAATTCCACCAGGTGTACCAGTTGGGTTCACTGCATTTGCACCAGTTGTTACACCAAAGTTTGCTGTAGCAATGTTACCGAGTGAAGCCGCTGGAGAAAGATTACCATCAGGACCTGTTGTAGTCGCAGATCCAACAGCGCCAGATGCAAATGCACCCTGTCCGTCGTGATTGTGAGCCTCAGTTGTTCCTGGATAATTCTTTACGATTTCTTGTTCCGACATATTGTTCACCTCCTAGTGATTTTATGTTAGTTGAATAGGTCGGCTGTTTTGAGGAAACGTCCGCCCCATAGGGATTTTTGAACCTGCTGAACAGGCTCCTGCACGATCTCGCCTAGATCGCCAGACTTGCGGAAAGCTGTGTCTTGCTCTACTGCATCCACTCTCTTTCCAAACTCATTAAAAGAACCCTTTACTTGGCTTACCTCATTTGCTACAGACTTTACTTCACCTGTAACTGTTTCAAGGGACTTTGTGATTGCATCAACGTTAGCCTGAAGTGACTTAACTGTTTCTGCTAGATTGCTCAAGGCATTAGTAACTGCATCGTTGATATCTGAAACTGCTTTTGCAATTCCTTCTGTTGCATCAACTGCTGCATCTACTGACTTTTCTGCAACATCTTCAGTAGCTTCTGGAGCTACTTCCGCTGCTGGCTCTTCTGCAGTTGCTTCCTCTGCTGGAGCATCTACCGCAGCTTCTGCTGGAGCCTCTGGAGCAACCTCAACATTTTCAACTACTTCTGCTGCATCTGCAACTGGTGCATCAACAACAACTGTTGTTTCTTCTGTCATAGGATTTTCCTCCTTTGTAATCTTAATTGTCCTAATGCCTTTTGCACTATCAACTAAGAACTTAACTGTTTCAATATTGTCATCGCCTTCTTCAACAAATCCAATATTCTTCATTTGGGAACTACATGATGGACAGCTTTCATCAGAATCTTTTGAAAGTCTTACGATATCATCTGTATTGCACCAATAAACATTATCTACTACTGCTTTTGCAAGCAATCCACCAAGCTCTCCCTTTTCAATTGAGATAACATTTGCAAATTGATTTGCAGGATTATCTACTAGGGATAACTCAAATAGATCATATTCTTTAATTACACGAATTGCTTTATCAAGTGATTCATCATATTCATCATCAAACTTCTTTACGTTACCGCCAATAGAAAAACCTGTTAGCGTTCCGTCCAAAACCTTTTCCCAAGTGTCTTGTGCACCCTTTGAAATATATGCAGATACATATACTCCAGAATAAAATTTCTTTGTGTTTGGATCGAAGTATCTATCTTCTTTAAATGAAACTACTTTACCAACTGCTGTTGGCTGATGCATTTCTCTTAAATTACCACGGAACTTTTTGAAGGCTTCTATGCTTGCTTCTGTTGTAACAATATCATTTTGCTTATCAACGTTGTCTAGGGTAGCAAAACCAGAAACGATTCTGCGCTCCTGATCAACCTTTCCAATAGGCATAGAGAAGCGAAGGTTGTCACCATCTGTAGTCCAATGTGCTTTATTTATAATCATGGCAGATTAATTATATCATTCCTTTATAATACTTGTGGATATTATGTGGATGAACGGCCCTCTCCCTGTGGATTACGGCCAGAAACTGTGGATGAAGAATCTGAGTTGTTATTTGTTCTCTGAGCATCTCTTTCACGGTTACCCGCCAAGTTTGCCCTAGCATCAGTTGCCTGTCTTGGAGACATTATAAATGGCTCATCTCCGTCTGATCTTTGTGGCATATCTAGCATTTCACGGGCCTCATTAGGAGTAATTACCTGAGTCTTAACATATCTTTCAATAATCTGAGACTGAGCAATTTCATCTGTGAGAGTAAGCTCATTAAACTTAAGCTCTAAAATATCAGTCTTTTCTTTAATAATCTTGTTTACAATCTTCTCTAAGTATTTTTGTGCTGGGCGAGATACCTGCTCTTTAAATGTACGATCTTGTGCTAGCGCAGCAGCAATGGCAGCAGAGTCTGCTCCACCTAACTTAGAAATTGGAACCTGATGAGCAATTAAAATATCATCACGGTTTTGCTTACGATACTCTTTAAATGAGCCATCTTGAATACCGTTTTCAATTGGCTCCATCTTAAACTCAACTTTATTATTATCAGTATCACCAGGAAGTGGGATGTATAGGGTTCTGTGTGACTGAGACTTTAGTCCTGTCTGCAAGAATCTAAACATCTTGTCTTCTGCATCTGCGGAAAGCTTTGCACCCTTTACTGTAATAACATATCTTGGAACTGCTTTATTCTCAAAGTAGTCAATATTGTATTGAGAGGCAAGCTGATCTCCAATTAGAGAAGGCATTGCTGCAAGAATATCTGGAATTCCATAGAATGTGTTTAGTGGAGAGTATTGCTTTAAATGAATAATCTCATTAGGGCGTGGATCTGCTGTTACTGGATTTGGATTCTTACCGCCAAAGTTTCTGAAGTAAACAATCTTTTGTCCAATAATTTGAAGGTATCCATCACGCAGTCTTCGCACACGCACTGTTGTAGCTGGTATATGACCGATATAGCCTATTTCACCAGACACTGTACGTCCTACCTCAATAAACCCATTACCAGTCGCCTGTAGGTCTGTGTAGACCTTTTCCATAATTGTTGTAAATGAATCATCATCATTTAGTGATTCAAGCCAATCACGCAATTCAATCTTTGCTCTTTCAATTCTATTTCTTGCACGACCAACTTTTTCTTGATCATCTGCAAGCTCAAAGCTAAGCATTGTTCTATCTGTAATATCAAAGCGGTATCCAAGACCAACAACATTTTCTACCTTTGCATCAATAGCAGCATGGTTAGCAAAATTTGTATCGTAGAAGTTTGCTAGTTCATACATGTTATAAGGGGGAGTTATAACATCAAATAAACCATATCCATTTCTATATACCGTTCCAGGATTAATAGCTTTTGATCCAGAGTCTTGTCCATATGGAGTTGCATTAGCAGCATCTAAATATCTTGGATCTTCTGTTGCAACATTCTTATTTAAATTTCTTGCTGCTCTTCTCTTAAAATTATTATCGATTCCAGATAAAGATTTTAAATCATCCCAAGATTTGCTAAATGGATCATGCGATGCAAAGGAGTTTTCTCTTTCTGGTTGTGTATTTAAACTAGCTTGAATAAATTCAAATTCACTCACTTTCGTAAGCATCCCTTCCGTGGGTTTTTAATGTTTGCTGTGCAGCGTGAATAGCGCCAAGGTCATTCATGGAAGGAATAAGTCCTTGCTTAAATCTATCCATTTGCTCTGTGTGCTCTTCTTCTGTAATTCTTGTAAGACCTGGAACAAAGACTGCATCACCTTGACCATCGTCACCATAATACTGAGCTGCTTGTTTTAGTTCTGCAATCTTAGAAATATCTCCACGAGATGCGGGAATATTTAAAACATTTCCTTCTCCGTCTGTAAACCACTTACCATTGGACTTTTTATAAACATAAAGCCCCCAATTGTATTTCTTTTCAATTACCTGACGACGAACATTTTTGACAATTGGTTCGCCAGTTTTTGGGTTTACAAAAGGATTTATACCATTATTCATAACCATAAGTATACCATATTGCTCTAAAAATGGACACTGTTAAACCATTAATATAGCTTAATCTCACATGCGTCTGTCGAACAATATTTTTCAGATTCTGCATCTAGATTATCCTTACCGTCATAAATGGCTGACCAGTCGATCTTGCCAATTGTGCCAACATAAGCATTATACTCTTCTCGTGAGATTTCTGTATATGGCTGTTGAGGGTATGTCTTATTACCCATTGGAAGGAATGAAACAGCCTTTAGTTCACCTTCATAAAGATTAAGTGCTGGAGCAACAAATTGCTTTTCTGTTTCCTTATCAAATGAAAGAGTTACAGAAACACCATTATCTGACCAATATTTCTGAGCAGTTGCTGCCAGACCAATCTTTTCAAATAGGCTTACCTGCTTTTCAGAACGTTTATGTCCTGATGCAACTGGGAAATAGACTACTGAAGTATTTGCTGACACTAGATCGTCTTCAATCTTATACCCTGCAGCTTTGAAAAGATGTAGCATTGGATCTTGATTACCAAAACGAATAGCACGAAGGTAAAACTCTCCACCAGGTCCCCAGTGAACTCCAGGTGTGGCTCCAGAAAGAAGTGATACTGATCCTGATGGCTTTACTGTTGTTACACGAACTGATTCACGAACACACAACCATTCAGAATACTGATGGTCATACTTGCGAATAGTTGAATAGCCTTCGTCCATCCACTCACGAGTTGTTGGCAGGCCATGCTGATCAGCAAATGCAGCAATACCTGTTAGAGATGTTCCAATACGACGATTGCGTTGCATAATTCCATTTGTTACTGGCCAATGTGTTGGCATAAGAGTTACAGTTTTTCCATACAAGTATGCAAACTTCAATGTCTTGAGGAAGTCCT